GCTCAAAGATGGTACAACGGACAAGATACTGAATTAAAAGAATTAGCAGTTCAAACGTACCCTGAGTTAGCAAAAAAAGAACTTCCTAAGACTTATGAGGAGTTAGGTCATATTATAACTTCTTTTGCAACAAATGAACAAGTATTAGCAGTAGATGCAATGCGTAAGTTATCGCAATTAATGGCGGTTTATAATGATGGTTGGATTCCTGATTATAAAGATAATACTGATAAGTATGGTTTATATTTCGAATCAGAAAGAATAATTATAGGCTATCTAGTAAATTGTAGATGTTTTTTAATATTTAAAACAAAAGAAATAGCAAAAGAATTTTTAGAAAACTTCAAAGATTTAATATTAATCGCTAAACCTTTATTATAATGAAAAAATTCATTTTATTTTTATTGTTATATCTATTATTGGTAATTTTAATAACATCTGTTAATGTTTTATTTTTAGAAAAATCTTGGAATACTGCAGATATAGTTATTGAAAGCACATTATTATCTTATATTGTATTAAATTATATAAAAACAGACTATGAAACTATTTGAAAACCTTGCAATTAAATTAGCAAACTTAATATTTAAAAAATGAAACCAGCAAAAGATAAAGCAAAAGAGATATTTGATAAAATGGATATGGTTGTAGGAGGTGGTAATTATGATGCTAAAGAGTATGCATTAATTGCAATTAGCGAAGTACTAAGATGCGCGTTATTTGCAACCGATGAAATTTATAATTATTATTTAGAAGTTAAAATTGAAATAGAGAAATTATGAGCATAGAAGAAATACAAAGCGAATTTAACGTCGATATTAGACTAAAAAATTGTAAAAGGTATATGTCTTACCTAAAATGGTTATTAATCGAGCAGGAGCTAAATAAAGGGCGTGATTTGATGGAAGTGGCTGAAGATGTAAATCTACATTACTCACGAGTTCAAAAAAATAGCAAGATGTTAGAACAAGTGAAAAATGGCGAAGTATTTATAAAAGTAAAAAAAGCCTTCGATACTAAAGATGCTAAATTATTTGAAACATTAAAAGATTTTAGCAATACACCTAAAGCCGAACCCAAAGCTAAAAAGAAATGGAGTGTTGAAAAGATTATTAATACCTTGCGAAAAGATAACGGTCACCCGCTATGGAATAAACAAATTTGCGATTTTACCCAAAATGATTATAATATATTACAAAAATTGTAGTATCTTTGGTTAATGATAGAAAAGTTAGCCGTAAATCATAAGCAATGGATTAACTACGCTTTAAAAGTGTGCGGAAACCTTGACGACGCTAACGACCTTGTGCAAGATATGTATCTTAAAATGTACACTATAGACAAAGAAGTAAATAGCTCTTACATTTATTGCGTAATTAAAAACATATACCTTGACCAGTACCGAAAGAATAAAGTAAGAGAAAAAACAATCTTTATTCAAGAAGAACTTGAAGAACAAAACGAGGATATAGATTTAACTATTGCATACGATGAAGCGCTAAACGAACTGAAAACCTATAAACAACTAATCGTTAATTTCTCTACTAAAGACGGAGTTAATAACTTCGCCAAAGAAAGCGGAATATCTAGGGCAACGGTAATAAGAATTAGAAACGAATTTAAAGCAATACTATGGCAAAAAGTAAAGGGATTGGAGATGTAATAGCTAATGTAACTAAAGCAGTCGGGATAAAGCCTTGTAAGGGTTGCGATAAACGAAAGGATTTATTAAATAGATTGTTTCCTTTTAAGAATGTAAACCAACCTACAGACGAACAAAAAAACTTAATTAAAAGCAATCCAACAGATGAACAACTTATTGAACTTTATAACGATATTTTTAATAGTTCACTAGACAAAGAATCATTTACAATAAACATTAAAACAAAAGTAATTAACGACTTAAATAAAACATTATGAAAGCAGAGATATTAGGATTAATCGCGGGAATATTATTAGTAGGGTGCAGTAAAGACGATAACGCATCAGCACCTGAGCAAGATTGTAATTGCAATAGAGTTGTTTACGTTGATAGCTTTACACTACCTGATAGAAGTACATTCGGTAGTTACATAACAATAAACGACTGCACGGGAATACAGAGGGATGGTAGCTGGGTTGGAGAATCTAACAAGCCAAAAAAAGGTAGTTGTTATTAAATTAACTAATTAATTTATATTAATTATGGATAACAGAAAAAATAACGGAGGACACTCTACCGCTGGTAAAGCTGGAAGACCATCTATCAAAGATGAAATTAAAGGTTTTGATTTAGCAAGTCCACACGTTAAAGATTCATTTGAAACCATAGCATCTATAATGAGAAATGAAAATGAAAACTCAAGAGATAGAATTGCAGCAGCTAAATTGCTAATTGAGTATGCTTGTGGCAAACCTAAAGAAACTATTGAGCAAACTCATAACATAAACGATTTTAACATAAAGGATGTCTTTAATATCAATAGGGAGTAAGTATAATATATTAGGCTCAGATAGCAGGTACTTTGTAGTTACTGGAGGCAGGGGTTCAGGGAAGTCATATTCCGTGAACTCTTTCTTGCTTTTGCTTACTTATGAAGTTGGACACGTTATATTATTTACTCGTTATACTTTAACATCGGCACACGTTTCTATTATTCCTGAGTTTATAGATAAGATTGAAACGGCTAATTTAAGCCACGATTTTTATATTACTAAAGATGAAATAGTAAATTTAAAAACAGGCTCTAAAATACTATTCAAAGGGATTAAAACAAGTAGTGGAACTCAAACCGCTAACTTAAAATCATTAAGCGGAATAACTACTTGGGTACTTGATGAAAGTGAGGAGTTAGTAGATGAAGATGTATTTGATAAGATTGATTTTTCTATTAGGGATAAGTCAAAACAGAATAGAGTAATACTTGTACTTAATCCAACTACAAAAGAACATTTTATTTATAAGAAATTCTTTGAAAGTAAAGGCGTAGAACCCGCCTCTAATTTAATAAAAGGCAATACTACTTATATTCACACTACCTACTTGGATAATACAGAATATCTTTCAGAATCTTTCCTATCTCAAATTGAGAATATAAAGCTAAACAACCCACAAAAATACAACCACGTTATCTTAGGCGGTTGGCTTGATAAAGCGGAGGGCGTAGTCTTTACTAATTGGAAGCTAGGAAAATTTGAAGAAGTTAATCCAAGCATTTACGGTCAGGATTTTGGTTTCAGTATCGACCCGACCACATTAGTACAAACCTCAATAGATAAATCAAACAAGCGTATTTATATCAAAGAATTAGTTTATAAGGCTAAACTAACAACTACTGAGATATTCGAACTTAATCAAAGGTTTACAGAAAATAAATTAATTATTGCGGATAGTGCCGAGCCTAGACTGATTCACGAACTTAGGGTAAGGGGGAATAACATTAAAGAAACGATTAAGGGTGCGGGTTCAGTTAGTGCGGGATTAGCTTTAATGCAAGATTATGAATTGATTATAGACCCTGATAGTACCAACATAGTAAAAGAATTAAATAACTACACTTGGAGTGATAGAAAGTCCGACACTCCAATAGATGCGTTTAATCATAGCATAGACGCAATTCGTTACGCCGTTTACTTTCAGTTACATAAATTATCAAAAGGAAATACCATTTTAGGATAAAAGCGTTATACTTATATGAAGATTAAAATACCAACATCATTAAGCGACATTAGACTAGAACAATTTGTATTGTTTAATAAAGTCTTAAAAGAAAGTCAAGAGAATAACTTTGTTAAATTAGCAACTGTTACTATCTTTTGCGATATATCAGTAGAGCAAGCAAAGAACATTGAAGTAACAGACTTTGAAGCTATTGTAAACGATATAACCAAAGTATTAAGTCAAGAACCTAGATTTATACAAAGGTTTATACACGATGGTAAAGAGTACGGATTTATTCCGAACCTAGACGAAATGACTGCTGGCGAGTACATAGATTTAGAATCATTTCTTAAAGATGAAATGACTTATAACAAAGCTATGAGCGTACTTTACAGACCTATTTTAAACAAGCGTAAAGACTTATATAATATTGAAGAATACAAAGGATCACATACGGAATTTAATACGCTTAATTTAGATATTGTTTTAGGTTCTATGCTTTTTTTTTGGAGTTTAAGCAACGAATTATTGAAAGCTACGAGGGATTATTTAGCACAACCACAAAACAAGATACTTTTAACTCAGGCTTTGGCGACAAGTGGGGTTGGTATCAATCAATTTATACAGTCGCTGGAGGACATATCTTTGACTTTGAAAGGACAACTAAGCTACGGCTTCACGAGTTCTTAATGTTTTTAGAGTTCAAAGTGGATTTAGCAAATGAAAGTAACAAGCAAATAAAAAAGTATGAATAGTTTTTACCAAGTAATCGGATATTTAAAAGACCAACTATCAAATGATATTGATGTTAATACGGTAGTACACGGAGAAGCGCCTGAGAATAAAAAAGACTTATTTCCTTTGGCTCATTTAATGGTTACCAATGGCGCAATAGGTCAAGGCGTATCTGTATTTACTTTTACCGTTCAAGTATTGGATATTCGTAACTTATCAAAGAAAGCTAGTACAAATAAATTCCTAAAGAATGATAACGAACTCGATAACTTAAATACTTGTTTTGCGGTACTTAGTAGATTGATTACGGATTTAAAGCTACAACGTAATGATTTGGATATTGAGTTGTTAAATGAGCCGTCTTTGATTCCTGTTATCTATGAGTTCAAAGATACGCTTGACGGTTGGACAACTGAACTGCAGCTATCTATTACTAACAATGTATCGGTATGTTAAAGAAAGAAGAAACATTAAGCACACTCGAAGCTTTTAATAAGTACGTTATCCAACAAGCACGAACGAACCTTACTAAAAAAGATAAAAATGTTTCTAAGAAATTATACGATTCGTTAAAGTCAAAAACAAAAGTAAACCCTAACTCTATTGAGAACTATATCGAAATGGAGGAGTACGGTCAGTACTTAGACTTAGGGGTTAAAGGTAAAGTAAGTAGTCAACGTGCGCCTAACAGTCCGTTCAAGTATGGAAGTGGCACAGGTCGCAAAGGTGGACTTACTGAGGGGATTCGAGGTTGGGTAAAAGCTAGACGTTTTCAGTTTAGAAATAGAGATAATGGAAAGTTTATGAGTTTTGAACAAACGGCTCAATTAATTACGCGTTCTATTTATTTAAAAGGAACAAAACCAACTTTATTTTTTAGCAAACCATTTGAGAAAGGTTTTGAAAGATTGCCTGACGAATTAATAGAAGCTTACGGATTAGATTTAGAATCATTTATGAATTTTACACTTAAAGAATAATGACACAAAAAGTTACATTTACTTTTCCAGCGAGTACCATAACAGGTTGGAATGTTACCTATTTGAATTTTGTTGTTAATGGACTTTTATCAAAAAAAATTACTGCAACATTTACTCCTACGGTTTTCTACGGATATGACCCTTATAGCTTTAACCCTTTAGGAGCTCCAGAAGGTTGGCCTAATGTTGAGGTAGTTAAAGGTGCAAGTATTAACAACTTTGCAAATAATTTTAAATTATATTTAGATGCTCAATTACCTTTATTAGGTTTCTATTTTGAAACTTCAATAGTTGATAATGTAGTAGAAATGGTGTGGGGTAATAGTGCCGATGTAAATACATTTCAGCTAACTAATTCGGGAGGCACTCAGTTAGATGTATCTTGGATAACCTATGTAACTGAAGAATATACCGTACCCAATATATCAGAACCAATTGTACTAGACGAACAAATAATACTTTCAAGAAGTCCGTTTCATTTTAAAGTTAATCCTAGTATTATATTTGACGAAATGACTGCGGAGGTTTTTATTTATAGAGGGCATAAAGTCGATGACCGACCAGCAACTTCTAACTTTCAATTAAGTAAGACAGTTGTACAAGTTGGACAGCCTACTATTAGCTTTGATGTACATAAGTTGGTTAATGATTACGTAAAAAACAAATATACTTATATTGGTTTGGGTGGTGGTGCGTTTACTACTTCAACTTTAGATAGTGTTTGGGTTTATGTTGATGCCAAAGTAAGACTAGCTGGAGTTGAGCAATACCAAGTTAATCAAACACTACTAGCAGTTGACGGATTCGGTTATCATACAGAATTACATAATCCTTTAATAGGTAAAAAAGTACTGAGTAGTATAAATACTCACACGGTTTATAATACTTCCGTATATCCTTTGTATTTCATTACGGAAGGGTTAACAAGTATTGTAGCTGATGGCGATACTATACCTTTTACATTTAATCAGAACTATTCTAACCAAAAGATTGGATATTTTGATACTTCTACTTACTCAAATGTGATTTTTACCTATGGTTCGGAGGTTATTACGCACGTTTTTAACCAAAAAGACGAGTGTAAATACCCACTTATTAACTGCATTTTTAAAAATAAGTACGGATTTTGGCAAACAATCCCATTTAATAAGCTATCTAAAAAGGCTCAAGAATTTACAAATGAAAGTTATAATGGATTGATTAGTAATTTTGGAAGCTATTCGCTTAACCAACACGAAAAACAGACGTTTAATGTTAACGGAAAAGAGAAGATAACTGTTAATACTGACTTTATTAGTGAGGATTATAACGCATTATTTACTGAATTAATGCTATCCGAGTTTGTTTACCTTGAAGAAAACGGACAAGTATTGCCAGTAAACATAGCTAAAAATAGTTTTGAAAAGAAAACGAAACTAATTAATAAATTGATTCAGTATTCTATGGATTTTGAATATAGCTTTAACCTTTTAAACGATGTACTTTAATGAATATAGCACTTTACATACAAGGTCAAAGAGTAGATTTATTTAAAGATGAAAATATTGAAATCAATCTAACTTCAAAAAACATTTCAGATATTACAAAAATCTTTGCTGAGTTTTCACAGGGTTTTTCAGTTCCTGCAACGCCTAGCAATAACGCTATCTTCTCACATTGGTATGATGCAACTGTGGACGGTACATTTAATGCAGTTACTAGAGTTGATGCGTATCTCGAAGTAAATACTTTGCCGTTTAAAGTTGGAGTTATTCAATTAGATAACTGCAAGTTAAAAGGCGGTAATATTTATTCTTATGAGCTAACTTTTTATAGTAAGGTGGTAGGACTTTCCGACCTTATGGGTAACTTAGAATTGAAGGATTTAGATTTAACGGCATATAATCACGCTTATAGTATTGCTAGTGTTACCGATGCAATGTATAAAGATACGATTGCAAATGGTGACGTATATTATCCTTTGATTTCTAACACAAAGAATATTGATTATGGTAATGGAACTCCAAACGATATAAAATTAAGTACCAATACTTTAACAATTACAGACTTTAAACCCGCTTTACGATTGGTTAGAATTATCGAGGCAATGGAGCAAAGACTAGGAGTTACTTTCTCACGTGATTTCTTTGGGCGTTCGGTATTTCATAATCTTTATATGTGGTTGCATAAAGACGTAAAAAAAGTAACCGATAAAGGTCTTAGAGTTCAAGTAGATTTTACAAGTAAGGGAAACCTAGAAGACACAACAGGAGTTGCAGTCGATTTAACTAATAATACTATTTTAATTCCAACTAAACCAGTAGATGTCGCCTTCGCCAAATTCTTTTTTGTACTTACTGCGCAAAGTGGATATACAACCGTGCCTTATACTTTTGAAATTGAAAGGGAAAATGAGGGCGTTGTTTTTTCTACTAGCAAAGTGGGTAGCCAATGGATATTTGCAGATGCTTTTTTCAGTCCAAATAAGTATAAATTTTTTATTACTTCTACTTTAGACTTTAACTTTCAAATTGATTTGAATATTAGATACTACATACCCGGCTCTGTTATTACCAAAACAGCAGTATTTGCAGTTCAAACAAAAACAGGAAACATAAGTATCTCAAATGAGGCACCAACAATCAAACTTAAAGATTTATTCAGTAGCTTAATTAATCAATTCAATCTTATCTC